AATAAATTAGTTTTTGGTGATACTATTAAAGAATCTAAATCTGTTGTTGAAGAAAAAGTATAATCATAAGTAAAAACAACATCTATATAATATAATCCACTATTATCTATATCTATGTTTGAGATTATCCCTGTAATCCCTGAAAAAGAAGCTGTATCAATTTTAGTAAAAGTTCCTCCTGAAGAATAAGATTTATATAAAGAACTTCCAGCCCACTGTGTTTCATCTGGTTTAGATGAACTTATAGCTAAAGCACATTGTTCTGTATAATTAGGATGTATCTCAACTAATACTTCATTAGTTATAGAAGAAGCATCTGAATATAAATCTGGGGAATCTACAGGGGTAGAAGAGTCTATTCCATAATTTATTAAATCATAAATATTAGCTTCTTCTTGTGCATCTACTTCTATTTCATAACCTTTACTTTCATTTATAGTTAAAATTCTAATAGGAAAAGAGTTTAATTCTAAATCTTCATCAGTATAAGTTATTACATCCCCAGGTTTTATTGTTAAAGATTTTGGACCCAATTTAAAAGATATTTGTTGAGGATTATTCATATAACCTCTAAGTAATAATCCTGCCATTTTTTGTGCTCTTTCAAAAGTAGTTAAACCACTTAAGGATACAGTTGTAGATTTTAAACCATAAGTTGCTATATCTACTGAATCATCATCTATTGCTGTTCCAGTATTATATTCTTTTTCTCTTTTTGAATATTCTATTACTGTTTTATTATAACAATCTCTACTTCCTTTTTTAATTAAAGAAACAGGAAAAATATTATTTCCTTCTTCTTTTATTATATAAGAATCATCATAATTAGCTATTGGTGTTTCTGTTTTTAATTGATTATGAGATATTTTTCCATCATAATATGTTATGTATCCATTATGATGATTAATTATATATTGTAATACATCTAATATTGATTGTTGTCCATTAAAAACCATTGATACCAATAAATCATTTACATAACAATAACTTTCAGTAATATCAAAAGCATCAGTATCTATATAAGTAGCTTCAAGTAATCCAAGACCATATAAAGTATTAGTTAGAACATCTTTAGACACCGTTGAAGGAGGGACATCCGTAGCAGTTGATGAAAACATCTCTAAAGATACTATTTGACATACTCCCATAATTACCTTCCTTGTCTATTACGATTAACTCTAATATCTAATTGTAAATCCCTAATATAAGAAAATATCAAATGCAAAAAGTTACTCAGTCTATGGATTACAAGAACTATAATAAAATACTTAAATAATGGACAAGTAAAATAAAAAATAGCCAAGAATAAAGCACACCAAAAAGATGTACAGTATTTACAATTAAATAAATGTCCTTGCTCTTCAGAATTAAGAAATGGAGTATATTTTATAACCCAATTCCTTATACCTTGTAATGGAGCAGCATAAAACCACAATTGAACTAATGCTTCACATGCTATGATATATAAAATTAAATCTATCATAATTGTATTTTATATCCACAATTACATTGTTTTAATCCATTTGGACTTCCACAACAAGGTTTCATCAATTTTATTTTATTCCCACAAACAGGGCAAAGCTCATCAAGGTAAGCTTCTACTGTTCCCGGTATATCATCTTTTTTACTTCCTTTAATAGCTTTTGCCAACATATCTTTCAAATTCATTTTTCTTCCTTCTTTTTTAAAAGTTCTCTCCATTGGCCAATATCAAATTCTGAATTTAAAACATTATCACATTCAGGCTTTGAACAAACTAATTGAGTTTTATACCCTTCATCATTTTTATTGAGAACACGAAATTGCATATCAGTTCCGCAAACATCACAAGGTACTCTATTATAATCATCCATTATTGTCTTAGGCTTATTACCATGATCTTTAGTATTTAATCTGCCTATTATTTCCCCTGTGGCTTGTTCATATAATTTTATAGCAACGGACATATTCTTTTCTTCAGGAAACATAGCCTGTGCTTTTTGTATTTTTAATAATCTTTCTTGTTGTTCATCATATGTCATAATAATATCCTTATAACAAATTTGCAGGACAACAGCCTGTTGCTAATAATGCTTCTGTTCTAACATCAATAGTACATTCACACCCTATACATGGATACGTCACTCCTTCGTATCCTATAGTCCTACAACCGCAACTAACCCCATTACAATCATCATAACATCCTGGACCTCTATAGCTATCACGACTTATATAATAGTTACTTCCATTACATCTTCTAAAAAATGTAGTAGTAGCGGGGCCTGGCCATGTTGGATCACAATTTTCCCTTCCCACACTTGCTACACTATCTGATGTATCACCATTCACCGCTATCTGTAAGGTATCAATTACATTTCCTCCACAAGATAATGTAATTGTAGGATTGCTTAAACAATTAGCATTAGTTGCAGGAGCTGTATAGACTACACTTGTTCCTACATAGGTATCTAAAGTACCTCCTCCACTTGTAATTTCCCAAGTACAAGTGGAAGATGCTTCTGCTGGTACACCATCAACTGATAAAGTTTGACTTCCATTTACACTCATTTGTTGAGAATCATAACTTATAGAAGCATCATTCCAATCTATTGTAGCACTTATATTTAACTGATAATACAAATAAGAAGTTGTGTTAGCTAGGCTAAATAATTTTTTTTCCAAAGCAGTAAATACTTGTCCAGTTTGAGTATCTAATGTAGTCCAAGTCACATCATCATTAGAGCCTTCAAAAGTCCAACTTGAAGGATATTTATTAGCATTTGCTGTAACAGCATATTTAGTAACTGTTTCAGCCGTGGAAAACTGATAACCTAAAGTATGAGGGCCAGCATTATCTTCAGATTCCCAATAAGTTGATGTATCTCTATCAAATGCTTTATATGCTTCATGACTCATTTATTATACTCCTACTGAAGAGGCATAACAAGTACCACTTGGTGCTGTATCAGAAGTCATGATGGGGATTATATTATACATCGGGGAATTTCTAGCCTCAAATGTAAAATTAGGTAAACTTGTGCTTGAACCTAAATCAAAATTAGGAAATACTACATAACAAAGATTTTTCCATACGGGAAATCTTGTTTTGCCTTCTGCCACCAAACAAGCTTCAATATGACTGTCAGGACTTGTTTGAGTACCATCATATACTGTATAAGCAGAAGCAGATATTTCTGTATCTCCTGACCATATTTTTAAAACTGAAGCTGTACCCATACAAATACCTATAGCTAATGATACAGTATAAGTATATGATGTAGAAGTAGATGTAGAGCCACCTCCTCCCCCCTTACCCCCACTTTCAGTTTCAGTAACATGGGCTACAGAAGTAAAATTTCCATAATAAATTACTTTTCCAGGAACTCTTCTTGTTCCATATATAACAGGGATAGTACTCCCATATCCAGAAGAAGTTACAGATAAACTACCAACAGTATCATAAGTGTCTTCCCCTTTAATAGTTTCTGGAAATAGTATACCACCAATCATTAACCCAATAGTAAAACCTCTATAAGCCCCTACTGGACCACCAAGAAAAGCTCCTATAGTTCCCCCAACAACACCTGAAGCTATTTGACCCACATTACTCATTAGGACACCATATTGAGTCTAATATATCAATATATCTTTCTGTTTTATTTACATATTGGTTTAAATTTACTTTTTCTACCCCATTTTTTATATGTGAGTGTACCATTTCATTATTTCCTAAATAAATTCCAGCATGAGAAGCAGTTTTTCCAAATTTAAATAATAAAATATCTCCAACTTCCATAATATTTTTTTCAGTACAAAATTTACTTACTTCTTCTTTTAATACTGAAAAAGAATTGTGTAACGCCCAATCTCTTGAATATCTTGGAAATTTATAATTTTTTGGTATAAAATTAAACTGTTTTCCTAAATATCCTATCCACTGAATACAATCTGTAGAATCTCCTTTAAGAGCTTGTCCATGTCTCCATTTTGTTCCTATCCAAGTTTTAGCTTCTTCAATAAATTCTATTTTATTCATAATATCCTTAATTATAAATAGTTTCAGGATTAGGCATAGTTTCAAACCCTAAAAAATTAGCATAATTATCAGTATCAAATTTAGTAGCACAAGTAACTCCACTTTTATCACAACCAGGATATATATTAAAAGTATCAGAAACAATAGGAGGATAAGGTAAAGGTGTATTTAAAGTAACGTAACCATCATAGTGTTTTCTTACTGTTTTACTTATTCCATTATTATTTCCTGAAGTAAAAGTAATTTCTCCTTTATCCCAATATCCTATACTATGAGTAATAGAACTTAATACATTTCCATAAATTACAGTAATAGTAGAACCAGCAGTACAAGAACCACCATGAAGATAAGTTGCTTTTGTTAAACCACAGTAAGAATCAAATAAATTATGATTACAAAATTCAGAATAAATTAATTTAGGAAATTTATCTTGTAATTTATCAAGAATTGATCCAAAAGATGCTGTAATAGTACCTTTATTATAATTTATATCACCTGTTAAATAACCTTCAAATAAAGTTTGTAATGCTACATCATTTTCAGTATCATATAGATAAATATAAACATGAGCATTTTTTAAGAAATCACTTTTCACTAATTTTGGTATAGTTAAATTTAAATCCCCTATTGTAATTCCAACTAAGCCAAAAGTTATATCTACTTTATCTACCTCTAAATTAGAGTGATAACTAATATTAGAGCGTGTTATTGGTATTGCTTGATAAGTATTTGCATCATATATAATATTTTCATTACTATTAGTAAAATAAGCAGTAGCAGAATAATTTCCAGCTAAAACTATTTTATATAATTCTACTACTTTTAATTGAATATCAGTTAAAGCCATATTATGTATTTACCTCTACAAATTCAATTTGTCCTAAATCATATAAATTATATTGAAAATAATCCATATTTAAAGTATCCTCTGCAAATCTAACAGTAAGAGTATTTTCTTTCCATGTTAAAGTTCCATTATCCACTACTGTAGTA